GTTGAGCAAGAGTATCCTCCTGCGAATACTGAGCGCAAGATTCTTGAGAAGAATTTTGCAGAGTTGGGCATCAATGATGATGTGTTCATTGAGCGACTCATCACGTGGGCTGAAGTTATCCGCAAGTCTTTCAACGACGGTGCGGTTGATGAAGTTATCTCGACTCGTCGTCTTGTGCATATCAGTAAGGCATTCTCTATCTTCAACAATCGTCTGAAAGCAATTGAGATGTGCTTGAACCGATTCGACACGGACACCAAGACTGCGTTCTTGGATCTGTACACGAAGGTTGATGCAGAAGCCACTGCTCCTGTCGCATCTTCTGATATTCTTGATGGCGTCAAGGTTACGACCAGCCGTGAAATCAGCACAGACGATTTAATTGTAACTGTCAGTTTAGATGGTAACAATAGAGAAACGCGATTGTCTGTCAGTGAAATTGAAGATTTTCGTAATCAGGGTCTGACGCTTGAACAAATCGTTGACCGCACTGCCAAGACTTTGGCTCGTGTTCTTGATCGTGATATTCCGTTCTAATCCCAAGAGTTTACTTTTGGCTCTTGTTAGTATATAATAAGAGTCATGACGCAAGATAAGCCCTGCTCTTGCGGCATTATTGAAAGGGTGTTTGTTGAGGTTAATATTATGTCTGCTATTTATTCGATGTACAACTACCTTGCTGATGGCAACACAGTGACCACACGTCAGGCTCGCACCTTGTTCAAGGTTGAGAATGTCGCTGATCTCGTGTACCGTCTCCGCAACAACGGCGTTTCGGTCTACACCAACCGTGTTACGACCAGCCGTGGCGAGAAGACAATTGCCTACCGTCTCGGCACTCCGAGCGAGCAGTTTGAGAAGTATTTCGATCGCGGTCAGGTTGGTCGCGCTCGCAAGACTCTCTACCGCAGCGCAATTGACGTTGCGATGAATGCCTAATCTGGCAATTCTCAAAAACTGAAACATGTTCTGTGGGGGTGCAATGCCCCCACAGTTTCATTTGCAGGTTGCTTTTTAAATTCTTTGCATATATAATGTCATGAGCAGGAGGATTTTATCATGACCAAAGTTATTGTTGCAAAAACAAAAATTGATTGTGAACATTTGCTTGGACAATTTCTTGATGAGTCGCATTACGATGTCTTGATCAATGAAGACACGGATTGTTATCTCCAAAGTGAAGATGAAGGCAGCATTGCATTCAAGTTCCGAAAGAATTTCTTTAGCAAACAAGAACAAGACGCTGCATATGCTGGACTCCGCGAAGCCGCAGTGCAATCTCAGAATCGTGGACTTGCTGCTGGTCCAAAGGGTGAGAAGTGCGGTAATCGTGAATGGGTTTCTGAAGCACAGATTCGCATTTTTGAATTCATTAAAAATGAACCTGACAACTCAGTGATTCCAATTGATTTCAATGATGAAATTTCTCAGATCAAAGCCAAGTATGCACAAAAAGAATCAACACGTGGTCTTGTTTGGTTGTCACAAAAAGTAAAACAAGATAATTTTAATTTCGATCGATGGTTGTCTGAAGTATCAACTCTCACTCCTGCAGAACGTAGAAACGAAGCAGTTGAGATTCAAGAAACATACATCTCCGACACAACTTATGCAAATGCTGTTTACTCTGGCATTGCTGGTTGGTTCGATCGTTATCCGCGCATTCCATATGGTCGCGCAACTGCATATACGCAGAATTCATATGACAAATTTAAATTGTCATTTCCATTTTTGCAAACATTGGATCGCGGCTTTGCTGAGTTGCTTCCAGAACGCCATGCTGCTCAACGAAAAGCAGCAGACAAAATTGATCCATCGTTTTTGGTTCCAGGAACTGTGTTCACAACAATCACTGTGAACAAAACTTTCCGCACTGCAGCACATCGTGATGCTGGTGACTTTACAAATGGATTGAGCAATCTTCTTGTGTTATCCAACAATGGTAATTATTCAGGTGGATATCTCATTCTTCCAGAAGTTCGTATTGCCGTGAATGTACGACCAGGTGATTTGTTGTTAGTAAATAATCATGAGTACATTCACGGCAATACACCTATTGAATTGCAAGATGACATCGCAGAGCGTGTGAGCCTTGTTTGTTATTTGCGCGAGAAAATGCTTGAATTAGGAAGCAGAGAGTATGAAGATCATCGATTTAATTATGTTGAGTCACGTCGAAAGAACAAAGAACACAAACTCCAACGACGTCTTTGGAACGGTATTTCCGAAGGAATGTGGGATGAGAAAGAGTGGTATGACTATTTGGAAAAGCATGGTGGAAGAGAAATGGTACAAAAATATCATCCAGAAGCATACAGAAAAGAAGCAACGTTAGAGGATTTGTTTTCTTAATATGTGCGCAGTCTTTGGTGCTTTTCTTGAGAAGCCTATTGCTCAAGACTTAAAAATGTTGGCTGATGTGTTTCGTGAATCCAGCATTCGTGGATTGCATGCAACTGGCATCTCTTGGGTTCGCGACAATAGAGTCCATGCGATGATCTCTGCAACTCCTGCAGGAAAGTTTGTTGAAGCATTTGATCTGAAAACAGCATTGAATGAAGATGGTAATCTATATCTAATTGGTCATTGTCGCTATTCAACCTCTGATCTGAATTACAATCAACCGCTCTGGGATTCAAACTTTGCAATTGTTCACAATGGTGTTGTGAGTCAAGAGATGCCAGAGAATTGGGAACGTCTGTATGGATACAAATGTCAGACTCGCAATGATTCAGAATTAATTCTTCATACACTCCGAGCAAAGAAGTCTCCTCTTGTAGAGTTTGCTGATGCGTCAATGGCAGTTGTTGAACTCTACAAAGAAAAGAAACTACGTTTCTATCGCAATGGCAAGCGACCAATTTACTTTACTTCTCTGCCAAATGGCGGTATAATTACTTCAACGAAAGATATTGCTGAACGTGCCAATTTAAAAGGTACAGTTGAAGTTGATATGAACTCATACGTCACCATGAACAATGGAACCTTTGCTAAAGAGTTTGTTCATATTGAAGGTGCAAAAGATTTACAGCCATGAAGTTTGCTAATTCAGAGACCGTTGTAAGTTTGATTCGAAATTCACCAGAGGGTAAGAACACTCGATTTCTTGCTGCATCACATAATCTCTGGATTCGATTTCAGAACTACGAAAAGTCACCACCGATGATTCTTGAAGACAATGGTAAAATTGTCTCACTCATTTTTGCAACTTTCAATCGCGACAAGTACACCAACCTCTATGAAATCGTAACGGCGGAAGGATGTGAGGGTAAGGGGTATGCCTCGCGAATCTGGGATGAATATGTAGATTACGCAGTGAATGTACAGATGATGAAGCGATTAAAAATCTCTTGCACTCCAAGTTCTGTCACATGGCATATGAAAAACGGTCTTGTCTTTTGGGCAGTTGATCCAACTGGCTCGCTACGATCAGATCAGCCGTTGTTCAAGACTAGAGCAGAACAATTAGACTTTAGGAAACTTGCGGTTGTAGATCCATCAATTGCATTTCCTGATGACAAAGTGCGCACACAATTAATTGATGAGTCGCTAGAGTCGCATAAATTCGGAAAGAAAAAACTTGAAATAGTACGGAAGGCAATTGCTGATGTTAGTGATTATTGGCTCCGTGATGCATTGTTGAAACAAAATGTCGAACGCTTCTTTGAATAATCGTCGTGAACAATTTATTCGTTGGTATGCATGGTCCATGCAATATGGCGATTGTGATCCAGCCGTATGGTGCACCAACTATCTTCACCAACGATACGAACACAATGATGAGGAACGTCTGTGGTTTGCTTGGTTATATGGCAACACATATCAATTACCAACAGCATGGGTTCTCAAAAGCGAATTTCCAGATTATGAACTTGCCACTGTAGATCGTATTACATGGTGGAACAGTCACAACTACAAAAGGTTGAGATACCAAACTGATACAAAGTGGAACAAAGGACACTTGCCAGTCATGTTTGAATCATATCAAAAATTTATTGGCAAGCGCACACAACGTGAAGTGTTGGAGAATTATTATGGAGACAATGAGAAGCAAACTTTCGACAACCTTTGGAATACTCTTAAAGGAAGCCTGTATAAGTTTGGTCGTTATTCCACTTGGTTTTATATGCAGCATTTGTGTCATACTGCTCACATTAAGTGTGTACCTACTAGCCTCATGCTGGACGATTATTCTGGCTCTCGCTCACATCGTAATGGTTTGCATCTTGCCCTCGGCGAAGATGACAAATACGATAAGCAACTTACTGCAGGAGAATACAAATCTCTCGAAGCACGATCGAGATCAATACTTGAGGAGACAGCATCTAGATACCCCAACTTGGTAGATCAAATTGATTTCTTCACGATGGAGACTTGTCTTTGTTCATTCAAGAAAATCTTCCGCGAACATCATGGGCGATATCTTGGATACTATCTTGATCGTCAGTCTGAAGAAATTCAGCAAGCAGAAAAGGATGACTGGAATGGTATTGAATGGAATGTGTTGTGGCAAGCAAGAAATGAAACACTTGATCCAAGGCTTGCAATTCGCAATGCTAAAATTAACAAGGAAAAGTTTACTTTTTATCTGAGAACAGGTAGAATAGAAAGACTAGACTGGATGTTTCAAGATGAAGAACCAGTGAAAGAAGGATTGGAGGCATTATGGTAAAGGTGATTGCAATGGGTGGTGAACCAGCAACTGGCAAGACCACTTTGATGTTTCGATTGATTTCAATGGCTGATGATTGGCAAATCATTAAACCACAGAAACTTCTTGATGCAATGTATTCCAAGAAACTGAATCTCTACATTCTTGGTAAATATGTCAACGACGGTAATGTGTTTCAGGGGACAGATCGATTGTCAATGGCAGTGCAGCCTGATGCTGAAAAATTCTTTAATGAGTTATGGTCTGAACATGCAGAGACTAATGTAATTTTCGAAGGCGATCGTTTGTTCAATGGTAAACTTTTAGACAAACTATCAGAATGGTTTCCGAATTCGTTTAAGGTTCTTGTTCTGACTGCATCGCATGATACAAAAGAACAACGTCATGTAGATCGTAAGGATGATCAAGATGATAAGTTTAAGAATTCTCGAGCAACGAAAATCTCAAACATCATGGGGTCGTTGACGCTCATGGACTATATAGAAACAATGGTCAACGAAAACCTCGATGATCAGGCAAAGATCATTGACAATATTAGAAAATTTTATACCTGGAGTGAATAATTATGCAATTAGAAGTTAAAGTAGAAGAATTGCGCAAAAAGAAACTTTTTGTCGCAACACCAATGTATGGTGGTATGGCGCATGGTATGTTTGTGAAGTCGTGTCTTGACTTACAGACTCTCTGCTCAAATTATGGCATTGAAGTTCGATATTCTTTCATCTTCAATGAATCACTAATTACACGAGCGCGCAATTATCTTGTTGATGAGTTTCTTCGCGCGGAAGGATTCACTCATATGCTTTTCATTGACGCCGACATTCATTTCGATCCTCGTGATGTGATTGCGCTCCTTGCTCTTGACAAGGAAGTTATCGGCGGACCATACCCAAAGAAGTCGATCAAGTGGGGTGCAATTAAAGATGCTGTTGCACGCAATCCAGATATTCCACCATCTGAACTTGAAAAAGTTGCTGGTGACTTCGTGTTTAATCCTGTTCCTGGAACTGAGAAGTTTAGTGTTGCTGAGCCGATTGAAGTTCTAGAAATTGGAACTGGCTTTATGCTTATCAATCGAGAAGTATTTGAGAAGTTTGAGAAACAGTATCCAAATCTTCGTTACAAACCAGATCATGTTGGTCAAGCCAACTTCGATGGATCGCGTTACATTCACGCTTACTTTGATACTGTAATTGACAGTAAGGCAAATGGCGGCAAGGGATCAGATCGTTATCTCTCCGAAGACTATATGTTCTGCCAGTGGTGGCGTAACATGGGTGGTAAGATCTGGTTGTGTCCTTGGATGCGCACACATCACATCGGAACGTATGCTTTCCATGGTGATATGCCAGCCGTTGCAAATTTCGTCGGATCTCTATAATTTCATATGATTATTGGTCTAGTAGGCTTCATTGGAGCAGGGAAAGGTACAGTCGCAGATCTCTTGGTTGAGCGGCATGCTTTCATTAAAGAAAGTTTTGCAAATAGCGTCAAGGATGCCTGCGCTGTAATCTTTGGTTGGAATCGTGGTTTGCTTGAAGGCGATTCTTTAGAATCGCGAGCATGGCGCGAGCAAAAAGATGAGTGGTGGTCAGAAAAACTTGGTCGCGAATTTTCACCAAGATTAGCACTCCAGCTAATGGGCACAGAGGCAGGTCGTGATGTATTTCACCCCGACCTCTGGGTTCATACTGTGTTAAGGCGATGCAAACCTAGTCAATATTATGTAATTGCTGATGTTAGATTCCCAAATGAGATCAAGGCTATTCGAGATTCTGGGGGACGTGTTGTTCGCGTTCGTCGTGGTCCTGATCCTGAGTGGTATGATCTTGCTCGAGAC